AACAACAAGATTAAGCAAATTGTGATGTACTTGGACAGCGATCAGTATGAGTATGCTTTGAACAAGTTTGATGAGATAATGCAGGATCGTGGGTTGGAGAGCAACACGGATGTTATTTTAGCGTTACTTGAAGAGTATGAAACTAAAGCATAAATGGTTAGCCCTTGTTCCCAGCAAGGGCAGACCTGATGAATTTGCGAAAAGCTGCAAGCCTTTGCTTGAAACTCTGCCGATTGACTCGGCAGTTTTACTTGAGGCCAGCGACTACGATAAGTATGATTATCCGAACAAGATCCTACTCGACAAAGAGAACCAAGGCATCGGGTACGCTATACACTTTGCAAGATTGTGGGCAGAGGATAACGGCTATGACGTAATCTTTAAGATAGACGATGACGTAACCAAGATAGGAACTATCCACGAAGATCTTGAGATTATTGATCGTTACCTACATAAGTACGATGACCTCGCAGGAGTAAGCTTTCCTTATTCTTTTGAGTTTTACGACATTAGTGAAAAGAAACTATTCAGCCACATTAACAAACGGTTCCAAACTTGCTATATAATAAAGACCAAGTTTTTTAAGACAACCACAAGGCTCAAGCAGATAGAGGACTTCTTCTATTATATGATGGCGATTAGGCAGAACGGTTGGGTTCTACGTTGTAGTAAGCACCCGATGCACACCGCACCGGTGGGCAGTAATTCGGGTGGTGCTCAAATGTTTGATCGTGCGCAGCTATATCTTGATGACATAAAGCTGTTTAAAGAGATTGATCCTACCATAGAAGTTATCCACAAACCGGACAAGAGCTGGAAGTACGAACCGAAGCTAACTGATGAAATGTATAAGTCTAAGCCTATATGAAAGAGCTGCACCTAAATCGTAAGGAGATTGATGTTGCAAAGTACAAGAAACGCACCGCACTAAGATCCGATGTAAAAACCGTAATCAAAGAGGACGTTATTATCTATGTAGATAATCAACCTGTGTTATTGTATAAGAAGCTCGATGAAGATACCTCAGGCCTTCGTTGGGCCGTTAAAAATACAAACTATATAACCGGTAAGCGTTCAAGGGGATTGGTCTCTACAAGTGCTATATTCGGCTTTAGGCCGAGATTGGCTATGAGACAGGACTATTGCTCTGCTACCTCTATGGCTACCGATCAAAAGAAACAGCATCACGTTATATCCAGCTTCGCTAAGGAGCTGGTAAGATACTACAAACAATACTTCCCTGAACGCTATGAGTTCCACACCAAGCTGGTGGAAGAAAAGGTAATGCAAGATTGGACGATTGGCGGTAGTCCGTTCACCTCCGGAATTGTGAACAAGAACAATCAGCTCAAGTACCACTTTGATAGTGGTAACTTCAAAGGAGTGCTGTCTAATATGGTCGTTTTCAAAAAGGACGTAGCAGGAGGCTATCTAATAATACCCGAACTAGACATAGCATTAGAAGTAGCAGATAACACCCTGACCATCTTCAATGGGCAGGAAATACTACACGGAGTAAGCACCATAGAATACAACAACGATCACGCATATAGATATTCTGTTGTATATTACTCACTTGAGCAGATGTGGAAGTGCGAACCTATCAACGATGAGATAGCAAGAATACGCAAGGTGAAAACCGAGCGTGAAAAGAAACGCCTTGATCCGGAACATTTAGCTACCTTGCAGAAAAGACAGCAAGACCTAAATAGAGAAAGCGTTGAAGAGCTTCTGAAAAACAAAAAGAAGAATGACAAAATCTGACATAAATAAAAAGGCAATGATCTCCGCATTGGAGAAGTCGCTAGGAGTTGTTACAAGTGCTTGTAAGAACGTAGGAATCTCAAGGGAAACCCATTATAAGTGGTTGCGAGAGGACGAGTCCTACAAGGATGCTGTCGATGATCTTGAGAATGTTGCTTTGGACTTTGCAGAAAGTCAGCTCCATAAGCAGATTAGCGGAGGCAACCCTACCTCAACAATCTTCTATCTAAAGACTAAAGGTAAAAGGAGAGGTTATGTCGAGCGTCAAGAAATACAACACGATGGAGGCGATGGCCTCCGTATCGAGATTATAGATGGCCACACTTCAGACTAATGTTGTATTTAGGCATCTACAAAATAGCCAATCAAGAATAGTAGTAGAGCAGGGCGGTACTCGTTCCGGAAAAACCTACAACATTCTAATATGGATTATGACCTACTGTCTCCGACCGGAGAACACAGGGCAAGTCATTACGATCTGTCGTAAAACCTTTCCAGCAGTTCGGGCTTCCGTAATGAGGGATTTCTTTGAGATCCTTGAGAAAGCAGGAAGGTACAACCCCGACAATCACAACAAGAGTAGCAGCGAGTATCACCTCGGTAGTAATATGATTGAGTTCATATCGCTTGATCAACCGCAGAAGGTTCGTGGTCGTAAGCGTGATATGCTATTCATCAACGAAGCAAACGAGCTGTACTTTGAGGATTGGCAGCAACTCATTATGCGTACCACAGGTCGCATCATTATTGACTACAACCCATCAGACGAATATCACTGGATCTATGATAGGGTGATACCAAGAGACGATGCTGAATTCCACAAGACTACTTACCTTGATAATCCATTCTTATCAGGAAGCATTATCTCAGAGATCGAACGCCTCAAGCAAACGGACGAGAATTACTGGAACATCTATGGTCTTGGGGAGCGTGGTCAAAGTAAGTCTGTCATCTTCACCCATCAAGAAGTAGAGCAGATACCGGAGGGTGCATCGCTTGTTGCAGCAGGGATGGACTTCGGGTTCACGAACGATCCCACTACGTTGGTCGTTGCCTACCGCAAGGACATAGACTTATACTTCCAAGAGCTTGTGTATGAGACAGGCTTAACAAACCGTGATATACACATTAAGCTTCAGACGCTTGGCTTCGACAAGCGAACCGAGATCTTCGCTGACTCGGCAGAGCCGAAGTCAATCAAGGAGCTTCAGTTGTTTGGATGGAACATTAAACCAACAGCCAAGGGCAGGGACTCCGTAATGGCTGGTATTGATATGCTGAAGCGTTATCGATTGAATGTTACCAAGCAAAGCATTAACTTAATTAAGGAGCTACGCAACTACAAGTTTATAGAGGATCATAACGGCAAAGTGCTTAACAAGCCTGTCGATGCTTTCAACCACGCTATTGATGCAGCAAGATATGCTACATACAACCGCCTGAGTAGACCAAACTACGGAAGGTACGCAGTAAGATAAAAACGTTATTTAGATATGGAAATTGACATCAAGGTTCCGGAAGGAATGCAGGACATTACACTTGAGCAGTACCAACGCTTTGCATTATTGCAGAGCGATGATGAGTTGTTCTTGTCGCAGAAGTGCGTTGAGATCTTTTGCAATGTGCCTTTGATACTTGTAGATAAGATGGCTTATAACGACGTTAAGAAGATCTCTACGAGGATATTTTCCTATTTGCAAACCAAGCCCCAGCTCATAATGAAAAAGAGCCTAGGAAAGCATATATTCGGTTTTGTACCAAACCTTGAGCAGATTAGTCTTGGAGAGTTTACGGACATAGACAGCAACATAACGGATTGGAAGAATATGCATCGAGTGATGGCGGTACTCTACCGCCCAATCGTAAACCAAGTAGGAGAATACTACGACATAGAGGAGTACGATGGAACAGACAAGTATGCCGAGCAAATGAAGCGGATGCCCCTTGATGTAGTGATGAGTGCGCTGGTTTTTTTTTATCGTTTAGGGATCGACTTGTCGATAGCTATGACTCGATATTTGGAGGTGGAGAGCAAGGAGATCTCACCTCAGAAGCAAACTTCGCAAGAAAATGGGGATGGTATGGAAGCTTTTACACCCTTGCTAAAGGGAGCGTTACACAATTTGAAAATGTTAGTAGACTCCCCATCCATAGTGCGCTTACATACTTAATGTATGAGAAAGAAAAGAACGATTTAGAAAGAAAAATACTTAAACTATGAGAGGGTATTACGACCTACTTGAAAAGCTTCGGGTGTCGCTGGAAGCGAACCCCAGCATCAACACCGTAACCGAGGGAGATCTGATTGACGTTGACTTGGCCAAGCAAACTATCTTTCCTTTGTCGCACATAATTGTGCAGAACGCTCAGTTCGAGCCGCAGACAATTACGTTCAACCTGAACATATTGTTTATGGACTTGGTTGATTTTAACAAGGATGATCCTAAAGCAGACATTCCGTTCCGTGGCAACGACAACGAACAGGATGTGCTGAATACTATGTTGGCCGCAGCCAACAAGCTATGGAGCGATCTATCAAGAGGGGACTTATATGTAGACAAGTATCAGATCTCGGGTACTCCAACCTGTGAGCCGTTCGTTGAACGGTTCGATAACCAAGTTGCAGGTTGGGATATGGGTGTTTCTATAACCATAGCAAACAACGACACAAGCATCTGCTAATGGGAGAGTTTAAGCCGGAATATCTAAAGAAATCGTTCACACGCTTTGCAGAACAGGTAGTGGCCAAGGCCAAGGCCAACTTGCTTTCAAGCAAAAAAAGCACCTCTGGAGAGCTTCTAAAAAGCATTGACTACTCATTCAAGGAAAGCCAAAGCGGAGATTCTTTTTCTCTATCTTTTTTGATGGAGGAGTATGGCGAATTTATCGACAAAGGGGTTAGCGGTATAAAGAAAAAATACAACACACCATACAGCTATAAGGACAAGATGCCGCCACGTGGCCCACTCGACAAGTGGGCAGTACGAAAGGGCTTACGAAACATTCGTGATGCCAAGGGTAGGTTCGTTTCTCGCAAGAGCTTGGTGTACCTAATTCAAAGAAGTATATACCACAAAGGCATCAAACCTAGTTACTTCTTTACAAAGGCTTTCAAGCTTGAGTTCCGCAGACTTCCAAGTGATATCAGCAAAGCGTTCCAGCTTGACCTAAACAACTTTATGAAATTCACACTAAAAAACATATTTGAGTAATGCCTATTGTATCACCACAAAGCTTAGTAGGAGCAAGAAGCCCTATATACATTACGGCTAACTATTCTGCTCTTGCAACATCTATTACTGACATAACATTTCAGGTATATGTTTGGACAGGATCACGCAGTAGCCGTCCAGCAGATCCGGTATATACTTTGTTCCGTGATGTTTTTGCAGGAACTGACGTATCGTTCGACATAGCACCTATGGTGCGTGAGTCGCTGTCTAACAATTATAGTGGCTTTACGGCCACAGGGGTTTCTTATGTACCTGATGGTAGCGTGGCTTGGGTGCAGATAGACTACAATGTTAGCTACTACAACAAATCAGATCCTCCGACAATTTCTAACGATTCAGGAAGCACAGATATCTTTGAAGCATCTAATGGCTATCACATATTTATTGAGGCAGCCAACAAAGAGGTGAACAAAGGATATGCAAGTGTCAATGCAGTTAAGTATATCAAGGACTCCGGTAGCGAAGTATTGCCTATATATCTTGGTAAGTGGGGAGAGGGCTATGACATATATTGGGCATACAAAGATAGGGTGATTGCTGATGGCGGTACTGTTGAAGGCGGTAGTGCTTGTGCTAATATCGGGCTATACCAAGTAGAGTATTTAGGCGATAGTGGTTACAATGTAGACCTACCTATTACCGAAGCTGAGCTACAAAACTTACAAGCAGAAGGAAGGGTGATGTTACTGCCGTGTGGCGTTACTAATCTTACTGCTTGGTTGGATAGCGTTGAGGAGCCGTTGATTTATGTAAATTACTACGACCTTAACCTAAAGGACAAGGATGGTACGGTGTTAGATACTCGTAGGTTCTACCCTACTTGTGAGAGCAAGTATTCACCAAGCGTTATGCAGTTCGTAAACAAGAACGGAGTATGGGAGAGCATCACCTTTTTCAAGAAAAGCGAGTCTACAATCAACACCACTACCAACGAGTTTAGGAGAAGCCTAGGAAGCAGCAGCTCCGCAGGGTTCTCGTATGATACTACTGCACATAAGTATCAGCGCATTAACACGAATGGTAGAAAGCAGTTCACCCTAAACACAGGTTGGGTAGGTGAGGACTACGATGCTATTATGGAGCAGATGTTAATGAGTGAGCGTGTGATGTTGGACGGCTTACCGGTCAACGTAACTACCACCTCACTAACCTTGCAAAAGGTTGTCAACGAAAAGACTATAAACTATACCATTGAAGTAGAAGAAGCATTCGACACACGCTATGTATAGAGTAGACCTTTATATAAACGGCCAAAAGGCCGATCTTTTTCAGGACGAAAGCATCGAGATGAACCTTAGCGTACAGAATGTCAATGACATCTCAAAGGTCTTTGGTGATTACTCGCAAAGCTTTAGCATCCCTGCCTCGGTCGCCAACAACGCCATATTCAAGCACTATTACAACGTAGACATATCGGGCAGCTTCGATGCCCTTGTGCGTATAAATGCCTTTATAGAGATCAACAACAACCTTTACAAAAACGGTACATTAGAGCTTGAGACGGTGCAAATGAGGGGAGGCGAACCCTATGCCTATCAAGTAGGTTTTTATAGCAAGGTAACGTCCCTAAAGGACAGCTTCGGGGAGGATAAGCTCAACGATCTTGACCTATCAGCATACGATCATACATACAGCGATACGAACATAGAAACAGGTATCAACAGCTATGTAAGCGGCACAGGAAATTCGGTTATCTATCCGATGATAACGCCTGTTACTAGATGGTATTGGGACAGCCAAGGCTCTCACGGAGACGGCAATATCCACTTTCACAATGATCCTGATCACGGAGTATTCTACTATGACCTAAAACCTGCAATCAAATTGCAGAAGATTATAGATGCGATAGAGACTAAGTATGGTATAGTGTTTCAAAGCGACTTCTTTGAAAGTGTAGACTTCGGTAAGCTTTTTATGTGGTGTCATAGGAGAGCAGGGTATATGTTCAAGGATCAGCCTGTAGGCGCAACACCGGAGCTAATAGAATTAGTAGATGGAGGGGGCACGGATTGGAACAATACGCTGCACAGGTTCGATGTAACAGCTTCGTCAAACCCTGCATTAATATCTTACAGTTGTACGGCTACTGCCGCTACCAATTATAGAGTAGATGTATTTATTAATGGTACACGCTTTTCTTTTAAAGAGCATACAGGCAATGTTTCTAATGTCTTTGTTTTCTTGCCGACTCTTGCCGTAGGCGATTATGTAGATATGCGGTTAGCTCCATCGGGTGATGGGGGATCGGTAACGGTTGGGGTTTTTGCTAATTGGTATTCCGATGCAGCCGGAACAACTTTGTTGGCTGCTACTGCTATTCCGTTGGCGATGACCACTGCCGGTATAGTAACAATAGCCGATCAAATGCCAGAGCAAAAGGTTAGCGACTTCATAGGAAGCTTAATTAAAGCATTTAATTTAGTCGTTGTGCCTGTGGCCAACGGCAAGTATGATGTTGAGCCTTTGGATGTTTGGTTGTCCGAAGGGACAACAAGAGAGATTACAGAGTATGTGAACATAGATGAGGTAACGATTAAGAAACCACCTATGTACCGCAGGATCAATTTTAACTATAATGAGACAGGAGCTATACTAGGAGAGGAGTACCGGCTACAAAACGACATAGGATATGGAGACCTGAGAGCAGACTTCAACTTTGACGGTGATGAGTTTGAGATAGGGGTAGGCTTCGACAATATGTTGTTTGAGCGGTTGAGTGATGTCAACCCACAACCTTCTCAAAACTTAGGCCTCACGGATCTGAATGTTGGGCAATGTGTAACGAGAGAGCTAAAGCCTTATATAGGCAATCCTTTTATCTTCTATGCAGCAGGGAACTTGAGGGTATCTTCTGCTTACCATTGGTCGTACACTCCTATGGGTACAAGCCCTTCTGCTATTCAAAAGCAAGATATGTGGCTCATAGGAAATGTAAACAACCCTACTGCGGAAACGGTTACCAAGACCTTAAACTTTGGAACGGAGGTAGATCCTTACCTACTTCAGGCGTTCAGCACAGGGCTTTATAATACTTATTGGGAGGACTATATAGTAGATTTGTATGACGTGAGCAGAAGGATCTTTAGCTATAAGGCACAGCTTCCGCTGGGCATAATGCTTAATTTAAAGATCAACGACAAGCTAACCATATCAGAAAGAAACTACATAATCAATCAGCTAACATTAAACCTCACCACAGGTGAGGCTACATTGGAGTTACTAAACGAAGTGTAAAATATGAGCTACATACGTTACTTAGTGGAGATCCTTCCATACGTTGATCCGGAAACGGAAAACATTAGGATAGCAAAAGGCGAATACCAAGAGCCTAAAAACATTTTAGAACATTTCAAGAAAGAATGGCGCAGACGGAAACATATCAGTTAAACATAAAAACCAACGCATCGGAGGCTCTTGATGAGGTAAACTCTGCTGTAAAGGACTTAAAGGGTGGTGTTGACGAAGCTGGTGATGCCGTTTCACAGCTTGGGGAAACATTAGGTGGAGCTGGAGATACTGGCGAGAAAGCTATGGGGGTATTAGACCAAGCCACAGGCGGTCTAGTATCAAGCGTAAAAGGTCTTGTTGGTGGCGTAAAGTCATTTGGGAAAACAGCGATTAGTGCTTTTAGGGCTTCGACTGCTGGAGCTAACGGCTTAAAAAAGGCATTGATATCAACAGGTATAGGCGCACTCGTTGTGGCTCTTGGTCTTATTGTAGCCTATTGGGATGACATTAAAGGTGCTATCAGCGGTGTAAGCTCTGACCAAAAGCAGCTATTAGCAGACACTCAAGCAGAAGCTGAGGCAAGAAAAGAAGCATTGAGTGCTACTGAGTCATCTGAAAACTCACTAAAGCTTCAGGGAAAGTCTGAAAGAGAGATTAGAGATCTGAAGATACAGCAGACTAATGAGATTATTCTTGCTACTGAACAGGTTCTAGAGCAGCAGAAACTCCAAGCGAAAGCGCAGGAGGATGCGATGAGAAGAAACAGAGATATTGCTCAAGCAGTTATTCGTTTCTTGACAATGCCAATTACTCTACTTTTAGCAACAGTCGATGCTATGACTGCCGCTATATCAAAGATACCGGGTATAAATATAGCCACTAACCTTGAGGAAGGATTTAGTGGTGGATTGGCTAATATGCTATTTGATCCGGAAGAAGTAGCTGAGGAAGGAGCTGCAACAATAGCAGAAACTGAAAAGCAGTTAGCAGCTCTCAAAAACAAGAGAGATGGCTATATCCTACAAAACCAAGATGAGGATGCACGAGCAGCGCAAGAGAAACTAGATGCAGAAAAAAAAGCTGCTGAAGAACTTGCGGCACTAAAAAAGGAAATTGCTGAAGCAGAAGTCAATACCAAGGAAGAAATCCGTGCCAAAGAGATATCTGACGAGGAAAAACACTATGACGATCTCATAGCACTAGCCAAGGCCAACGGCCTTGATACAACCGAGCTTGAAATTACCAAAGGACAGGTACTTGCAGAGATTAGAAACAAGCATCGTCAAGAAGATATTGATGCAGAGCAAAGGTATCAGGATGAGCTTGATAAAATTGCACAGCAAGAGGCAGATGAAAGGAGAGATAGAAACTCAGACAGGTTAATGATGGTTGCTGACACCTTTCAAGCTATGTTGGCCCTTTCGGAAGCGTTTGCTGGAGAGGATGAAGAAAAGCAACGCAGAGCGTTTGCGCTTCAAAAGGCATTATCATCGGCAAGTACTATTGTAAGCACCATTGAGGGTGCTCAGAACGCTTATTCTACGGCACAAAAGTCTCCGTTGACAGCCGTATTCCCTGCATACCCTTATGTACAGGCAGGATTGGCTACGGCTTTTGGTATTGCACAGCTCAAGCAAATTCAAAGCCAACAATTTGAAAGCTCAGATACACCAAAGACTTCATCTGCCCCTCGTGGTGGCGCACCAGCAGGAGGCGTTTCTCCGAGGTTTAATATTGTGGGGGGTAGCGGTGTCAACGCCATAGCACAAAGCCTCGCTAATACGCCTATAAAAGCTTATGTGGTGGGAAGTGAAGTAACATCGCAACAACAATTAGATAGAAACAGAGTAAAAGCAGCAACATTTTGAAAATAGTAGAACTAATACTTGACGAGGATCAGATGTTTAGTGGGGTACAAGCGATTTCAATCGTGGAGTACCCAGCTATCGAGTCTGACTTCGTTGCACTCAAAAAAGAGCAAGAGATTAAACTTGCAGAAGTAAAGGGTGAGAAGCGTGTCCTAATGGGGCCAGCCCTTATTCCTAACAAAACGATCTATCGTAGAAACGGAGAGGAAGAATACTACATCTACTTCTCACGTGATACGGTTCGAAAAGCAAGTGAGCTTTTCCTGTCGGAAGGAAATCAAAACAACAGCACCCTTGAGCATAGCTATGAGCTGAATGGGCTTAGTGTCGTTGAAAGCTGGATCGTAGAAAGCGATCAAGACAAAAGCAAGGCTTATGGCTTTGACGTTCCGTTGGGAACGTGGATGGTCTCAATGAAGGTTTACAACGATGACGTATGGAGTGAGTTTGTTAAGGAAGGAAAGGTCAAGGGCTTTTCTATTGAGGGCTACTTTGCAGACAAGGTCAATATGGCTACCCAGCAAAAGCAGGAAGCGGAAGCTATGGAGCTTCTTGAGTGGCTAATGTCCCAAATGGAAGAATAAAAATGAAACAATCTATTTATATCTAGTTATTTAATTACTTATGGAAGCAAAGAAAACAATTAGCAAAATTGCTGAACTACTCGCAGTAGAGTTAGCAAAGAGAACCAAGAAGGTTGCATTAGCAACCGCTAAACTTGAGAATGGAACAGTCCTTGAGGCTGAAGTCTTTGAACCGGGTGAAGCTGTATTCATCGCAACAGCGGATGAAAATGTACCGCTACCGGTAGGAGAGTACGAGATGGAGGATTCTAAGATCTTAGTGGTAACCGAAGAAGGTGTTATCAGCGAGATTAAAGAAGTATCTGCTGAAGAAGAAGAAAAGAAAGAAGAAGAAGTAGAGATGGCTGAAGAAGAAGTTGTTGTTGAAGCTCCAGAAGAAGTTGCTCCTGAAATACAACAAATCGTTGAGACTGTTGTCGAGGTAATCGCTCCAGTGATTGAGGAAGTAAAAGAGCAAGTAGAAGAAATGCGTCGTAAGCTTGAAGAAAGCGAAAAGAAAGACGAAGAAAAAGTTGAGATGAGCCGTAAACCAGCTCGTAAACCAATCAAGGCTAACCCTGAAGCAAAGACTGCTAAGAAGGATATGGTTAAGTTTGGTTCGAATGGTCGTCAGTCTACTTTGGATCGTGTACTTGGTAAAATCGCACAACGATGAAAAGAGTAGAGAGTGTATGGGCTGCTTTGTCGCAGCCAAAAAAAGTAGATCTCTCTAACACAACAGAGATTAAGGCTCTCATTGGAAGAGTCGAAGGGTATATGGATGCCGCTTCGCAGTTGACAAATGAATATGATTCTTTGTTAAAGGAATATGAGGACATTCGCAAAAGAATGAACGATCTTGCAGAAGAAGCTAGAGGCGTTTCAAGTGATATGTTTAGTGTAGGTGCGGATCTTTATTCAGCGGAGAAGGATATGATCAAAAAAGCGCAAGAGCTTGGGGTTGATGAGTCTATGGTTCTTGATATTTTATCTGACCTAAACATCGACGTTGAAGGACTATTAAGAGAAAGCACAGACTTTAGCGATGATCTGAACAATATAATTGGTCGTTCAGGATCTATACCAGAATTAAAATAATAAAAAGAATTTAATCAAAAAAAAAGATGGCTACAACTACATCAATTACAACCACCTATGCTGGTGAATTTGCAGGGAAGTATATCTCTGCTGCATTGTTGAGCGCAGATACTATCGAGGGTGGTGGTATCACCGTGAAACCTAACGTGAAGTACAAAGAAGTAATGAAGAAGTTAGCGACTGACGCAATCGTCAAAGACGCTACTTGTGATTTTGCTGATACCTCTACGGTAACTTTGACTGAGCGTATTCTACAACCTGAGGAGTTCCAAGTAAACTTGGAATTATGTAAGAAAGACTTCCGTTCTGACTGGGAAGCTGTTCAAATGGGCTACTCTGCTTACGATCAGTTGCCTCCTGCTTTTGCTGACTTTATGATCGGCCACGTTGCTGCTAAAGTTGCTGAGAAAATGGAAACAAACATCTGGCAGGGTGTTAACGCTACTGCTGGTGAGTTTGATGGCTTCGAAGTATTATGGGAAGCTGATGCTGACGTTATTGACGTAACCGGTACAACCGTTACTGCTGCAAACGTTATCACTGAGTTGGGTAAAGTAGTAGATGCTATTCCTTCTACTTTGTACGGCAAAGAAGATATGTACATCTACGTTTCTCAAAACGTAGCTCGTGCTTACGTTCGTGCATTAGGTGGATTTGCTGCTAACGGATTAGGTGCTGCGGGTATCAACAACCAAGGTACTACTTGGTTCAACGGAGGAGACTTAGCTTTTGATGGCGTTAAATTGTTTGTTGCTTCAGGTTTGTCTGACAACACAATGGCTGCTGCTCAGAAGTCTAACTTGTTCTTCGGTACAGGTTTGTTGAGCGATTCTCAAGAAGTAAAACTTCTTGATATGGCTGACTTGGACGGATCACAAAACGTTCGCGTGATTATGCGCTTTACTGCTGGTATTCAGTACGGATTGGGTTCTGAGATTGTACTTTACAACTAAGAGTAAAGGAAATTAGTAATAACGAAGGGTAGGTGGGGTAATCTGCCTACCCTTTTTTAATAAGATATAATATGGCTTGTGATTTAACAAAAGGACGCATTCTTCCTTGTCGTGAAGCAGTTGGTGGTATCAAAGAGGTTTACTTCGTAGATTACGGAGACTTGGGTACGATCACGCTGACCAGCGATGAAGTAACGAATATGTCAGGTACGTTCAGTGCGTACCAATACAAACTCAAGGGCAACAGCTCTATGACACAAAACGTAACTGCTTCTCGTGATAACGGAACGGTATTCTACGAGCAAACGCTTGAGCTTACCTTGCCTCGCTTGAGCAAGGAGGACAACAAGGAATTGAAGTTGTTGGCTTATGGCCGTCCACATATTGTGGTAGTAGACTACAACGGCAACGCATTCTTGATGGGCCGTGAGCACGGAGCAGACGTTACCGGAGGTACTGTAGTTTCAGGCGCAGCTATGGGCGATATGAGTGGTTACACTCTAAGCTTTACTGCTAATGAGCTACAACCGGCAAACTTTATTGACTCACCTGTTGACGGAGATCCATTCGATGGAATGACTTCTGCAACTGCGACTATCGTTGCTGGTACAGATAGCTGGGCTTAATTTGTTTAGCGTGTTAAGTAAGGGGGAGCTTTTTGCTCCCCTTTTTTTTGCACAAAACTTTAGCAACACGTTACTTAGGTATGCACATAGTAAGTACTACAAACAAGCTGATTAAATTTGTACCGAGGATAGTGGAAACAGGATCGTTATCGTTGAATATAACGGACGAGTCTACAAACACTTCAGCAACCTCAACCGTTACCGCTACAAATAGCGGAAACTTTGTTAGCATTACACCAACATATACTTTTAAAGAGGGCAGATTTTACTATATTGTGGTGAGCGGAACGGCAGAGCTATATCGTGGAAAGGTGTTTTGCACCGATCAAACGGACTTTGACAAGTACACTACGAATCAAAACGTATATACTGAACACGATAAGGCTAACGCCAACGAATACATTGTAATATGAAAATACACGCATTGAATCTTGCTAGTTATACTAGACCGGAGATAACCGAGGTAAAGAACCGTGATTGGGTTGGCTATGGTGAAGACAATAACTACTATCAGTATTTGATAGATCGTTTCAACGGCAGTCCTACCAACAACGCTATTATAAACGCTGTGAGCGACCTTATCTACGGCAAGGGGATAGATGCTACCGATAGCAATAAAAAGCCTGAAGAATACGCTGCTATGCGTTCTCTTATACAAGAGGACTGCTTGAGAAAAGTAACAAGTGATCTCAAGCTAATGGGCCAAGCAGCATTTCAAATAATCTACTCTCAGGGAGGCAATGAGATTGCACAGGTTGAGCATATGCCTATTCAGACACTTCGTGCTGAAAAGTGCAACGAAGAAGGAGATATTGAAGGATATTACTACTGCGCTGATTGGGAGAACCTTGGGCCTAACGAAGATCCGGAACGCTTTGCAGCTTTCGGAACGAGCAACGAGTCTATTGAGATCTTGGTTATTAGACCATATCGTGCAGGATTTTATTACTACTCACCGGTAGACTACCAAGGTGGGATTCCCTATGCAGAGCTTGAGGAAGAAGTAGCCAACTACCATATCAATAATATCAAGAACGGCCTTGCGCCTTCGATGATGATTAACTTCAATAACGGAGTTCCGGATGAGGAAGAACGTATGGAGATTGAGCGCAAGATCCGTGAGAAGTTTAGTGGTAGTTCGAATGCTGGAAACTTTATTCTTGCTTTTAACGAAAGCAAGGAGTTAGCCGCATCTATTGACGCTGTGCCTTTATCAGATGCACCAGCGCAGTACGAGTTTTTATCGGCTGAGTCTATGCAGAAGCTTATGGTTGCTCACCGAGTTACCTCGCCTATGTTGCTGGGTATCAAGGACAGCACCGGACTAGGAAACAATGCTGAAGAATTAGAGACAGCTTCTTTACTGTTCGATAACACGGTAATACGTCCGTTCCAAAACCTTATTATCAAGGCTTTAGATGAGATCCTTTCAGTCAACGGCATTAGCCTTGACTTGTACTTCAAGACATTGCAGCCACTTGAGTTCGTAGATCGTAGTTCAGCCGTTACCAAGGAGGAAACTGAGAAGCAAACAGGTGAAAAGCTATCAGCACACGAATGCGGATGCAAGACTAATTTGAAGGACGAGGACGATCCTTGTTGGGAGGGCTATGAAATGGTAGGCTTCAAAATGAAGGACGGTAAGAAAGTACCTAATTGCGTACCATTATCAGATTTATCGTCCGTTGCGGACGAGCTGATCGAAATGGGTGAAGAAGAAGATCTTGAAAATTGGGTTTTGGTTGACGAGCGTGAAGTTGACTACGACCAAGAGGAGGTTTTAGACAAGTTTGTAAACCTTGCAAGTACCGGTACGGCAAGACCGAACGCCAATAGCGAACAAGACGGTATGAACAGCCAAGGCGAGTTTTTCCGTGTACGCTATCAGTACGCTCCGTTGAGCGCAGGATCAAATAGCCGTGAGTTTTGTCAAAAGATGGTATCAGCCGGAAAGCTGTACCGCAAGGAGGATATCCTACAAATGGAGAACAAGTCAGTCAACGCTGGTTTTGGGCCTAACGGATCAGATACATACTCAATATGGCTGTACAAAGGTGGCGCAAGATGCAACCACAAATGGTTTAGAAAAACGTATATGTGGAAGGATCTTGATGACGTTGGGCAAACGGAAGCTGGAACAAATATCAGCACTACCAAGGCGAGATCAAGAGGTTATCGTGCCCCAGCAAACGATAACAAGGTAAGCGTTGCGCCAAACAAGATGAAAAACAAGGGCTTCATCAACCCACCAAGTAAGAAAGATATACAAGGAGGAATCTAATGGCTACTGCACTATTTATTACACGAAGTGATCTTGTTCGTAATACGTTCCTTTCAGGAAACGTAGATACTGATAAGTTTATTCAGTTCATCAAGATAGCTCAAGAGGTACACGTTCAGCAGTATCTCGGTACGAAGCTATACGAGAAGATCGGAAACGACATCATAGGAGACACGTTAACAGGAAACTATCAAACGTTGGTAGATGATTACGTACAGCCTATGCTTATACACTGGGCTATGACGGAATACTTGCCGTTTGCAGCGTTTACTGCTTCCAATGGGGGAGTATATAAGAGAACGGTTGAAAATGGCGAGACAGCCTCTAGAGAGGATCTGTCGTTCCTTATTGAAAAGGAACGTAACTTAGCTGAGTACTATACTCGTAGACTGATAGATTACCTTGCGTTCCGCAACAATCTATTCCCTGAGTATAATCAAAATACAAATGACGATATTTACCCACTAAGAGATAGTACATTTAACGGATGGGTGCTGTAACAACATACAAGCCAAAACAAAATAACATCAAGAAGCTGCAAAGTTACTTGTTAAAGAAAACGAAAAAGAATGGCAACTGACGAAAAAGGCTACGGAGCAATATACGGCTCTACTTGGTGGGGTAGTGGTGATGCTTTCACCAACACGATAGGTTGGGGTAGTGCGATGTTTTATATTTTAGATCCTGCACAATTCCAACAAAGAACATTAGCGGACGGTGCAGAGCTGGAAGCTTTTGAGTGTGTAAGTAAAGCATTAAGAAGATTCCCACAGGCTGACTTAGGCCGTCAACTTTTTGATGCCTACGACTTGAGAGTCGAGACGGCATCAGGATCAACGGAAGCAAGAACCTGTACTATTAACGAATTGAACGAGATATTATGAGTTTATATAAGGATGCATCATTAGCAATGATACCCTCTGCTTACAAGGATGGTAAGTTGTATAGTATTAGACCTA